CATTTACACCATTTTCGATGCATTGGTCACATATTCCCTTATTGTCGTCGATGATGAGACCGATATTGAGGGCGCGGCAGATGTCCGCCTTGTGTATTTCGTTCGGTGTGTAGCTATTCGTGAGAATCACATCGTTAAATATGTTCGGGAAGAATGTTCTAACCCAGTCTTCAGTTTCTTCCCTCACTACATCTTGACGCCCCGTGACGATGTACATTTTATTGGCACATCGGCGGAGTTTATACATGGCTTTCTGTGCCCCTTTTATTGGTGTGAGTTGAGTGAAATCTTTGGACCTATAAAATTCTTGAACCATCTTTTGAGATTCTTCTTCTGTGATATCAAAAATATCCCGATAGATGTAGCTATATCTGGTTTTGGTGATCGCTTTATTGTGATACTTAGACATAGGTTTGAGAAATGGAACAAGAACTTCATCGATGTCGATCGCGATCCGGTTCATTTATATACCTCAATATTATTCATAATCTCTAATTGCTACACCAACAGGAAAACGGGGTACACCGAGAGCCGTTAGGTTTTGGTAACGAACTGTCAACTGCTTCCCGATGTACTTGTCCTTCTCCACTAGTAATTTTCTGCGCACTTCGAGAGTGCCTTCAGGTTTCGCAGAAAAGTGCTGTTCTCCCACCTTACACACCCAGATAGCGGTACCCTTTTCACGCCCCGTACCCTCTTTGACATCGACAATCTCATACTCTTCAGTCTGAAACGCCTTATGTTTGAGGAGGTAATTGCTTCGCTTCCCGATTTCATAGATGCTCGAAGCTTCTCGAATCATGACACCCTCATGACCCTGTCGCACAAACATATCGTGATACTTCTGAATACCATCTTTCGATTTCACGAGAAACGTATCGACCGTGACTCGCTCTTTCCGTTCTTCGAAAGTGAGGTTCGGTCGGTTCAGATCAAAGTAATCAAACACATGAAACTCGAGGGACTTGGGATTCATTTTGAACATACTCGTAATTTCCTCGAACGTCTTGTCGGGTGCATAACACTCACCATCAAGGTACTCACCATCACGGAGACCGCGTGCGAGATGTTCGACACCCTTTACGGGCTTACCAGTTCGAGAGAAGCATCCCTTGTTGGAGACGAGAAGGCGAACACCGTCAATCTTGGGTTGAACATAGAAGGGTTCATTGATATACTTCTGACGATCCTCCCACTTGTTAGCCAACATAGGCAACACCTGTTCACACTTGATGTGCTCGTTGGTCCACATGGTCATGGCTCGGTTGACAGCCTTTTCGTACCCCGTTTTGACATTCGTTCGAGACTCGGTCACTTTATCACTCCCAACAACACCACACATCTTCACGATATCGGCGGTGCCGTTACCCAAGTCCTCGACACGAATATCAGTGAATCTCTCACGCCCGTTTTTATCTTTCTTAATAAGACGTTCCATTATACGTGTAATTAAATTCTCAACTTTAAATAGATGTCTGGAATTCCAGTTGTGAATTACGGCAGAATGGAACGACTTAGGCCACCTGAAAGTACACCAGTGCCTCTAAACTTGAATACATTTTGTATTGCTTTTCTAGTCGTGTGCCTATTGGCTCTGTACAAACGGTCAGTGACAATTAGTCAACGGCGTCAACGATTTTATACTTGAGGCACTTATCCGGAGAAAGGTACAAGTCCTTCTTCATGAGTTTCTTAAATCTTTTTTCGGGGATTCTCGTTTTCGTGAGATACATCTTCTTGAGCATCTTCATAAACTTTTCGGTGGACTTCATCTCCGTCTTCAAATCCTGAAAGTTACCCCAAAACTCGGTAGAAATCTGGTGAATCAGAACGTAAGCATTCCTTCCCATGCGACGCTCTGAGCCACCCAATAGGATGAATGTTGCGGCACTACAACACGACCCCTGCGCGATGGTGATGACGCGAACCCTTGAACGCTCGAGAACATTCATGATATTGAGACCGGAGAAGATGTCACCACCTTCACTCATGACGTGTACACGGATTTGTGGTTCATACCCCACGAGTTCCGCCTTCTTCTTGAGGAGTTCAATCTCAAGCTTCTTGAACTTCTCGACAAACTCAAGGGCATTTTCCCGGTCGACACTTCCATAAAAGAGGATTTCGTTACCGATAACCTTGACGCACTCTTCATTCTCTGTCTCTTCTTCCGTCGTAGGCATTTTTGAGTGCTTTCTTTACTCTTGTCACGTCTCCTGATTTTAAGCTATTTCCGACGGTGAGGTGATTGATAACATCAAAATCTTGTGGAGTGATTCCATATTCGATTAGTGGGATAAAGTCTCCCTTTTCTGCATACTTCTTTAATAACCCCATTTCCTCTATACCAAGTCCCATCCTGGATTTTCTACGAATATCATCGTACTTGTATTTTCGCATCTTGTAATTTCCAAACTTGGTCCAGCAACTTCCGGGCCTGATTTTATCTTTCACGAGTGGCTCACCGAGTGCGGTTTTTGGAATAGTGAGCGCGTTCAGTACGAAGTATGGCATGAGGTGCCAGTCACCAGATGAATACATTTTCGCGTCGTACACGTCAGCATGAGAAAACGCAGTTATCGCCGTCTGTACATCGACACCTTTTGAATCTAGATAATTTTCCTGAAAAACGTCCCATAAATGACCGTGTTCTGAAATGTTATCGTAAATTTGAATCGGTCCAGGTTCGGTCAGAATTTCCGATATGAATTCCTTTGGTGTTTTAAAGTCATCCATCTCATCATAACCTTCCAAGTACGTGAAAAATGTACGTATATTCCCATGTGATCGTATAGCGGCGTTGTCGACTTCGGGTCCAACTTTATCCGTCAAAGTTTTCAAAACTTCTGGTTTGTGTTTCGGGATGAAAATAGTTTCAAAATTTGGATACATACACATACTTGTCGTGGTCACCAGAAGAGATCCACGAGAAATTCGATCACCATCAGCAACTTTTTCAATGATGGGTTTGAACACGGGATCATAGTTTTCGATGAACACGTGCTTGGTCGATGGTTTTATGAATGGTAAGAAGAGTGATTTACTTTTCATATGTTCGGGTAGTAACTCCACGTGGTTCAAATTCCGAAGCACCGCATCGAGGATATATGTTTTTCCTACACCCAACCCACCACAGATGAACACGTTTTTACCTTCACGAATGTACCGACGAATGAGATCAATCTGTTTTGTGTGTATTGTGGTAACAATGGGATCTTTTTTTTGCTCGATAACTTTAATGAAGGAATCCATCGATGACCTTACTAATCAGGCCATAGATTTGGTGCTCGAAAATGACGCACTTCATAAACGTATCGTAGAACCTTTAAAAAGGAAAATTGTACCATATGTTGCGTGTAGTATCATGACCAATTTGGTCATGTTCATTCTTTTGGTGTACCTTGCTCGACGTCTATCTCTTCTTCATCTTCCTCTTCATCTTCCTCTTCCTCGGACTCCTCCGGGTCTTTAGGTGCCAGGAACGCACCAACCTTTTCAAATACTGTATCTTTTGTGATGGCTCGGATGGGTTCCACAGTTTTAGGTAGTTTGAGGGGTGGTATAGGACGTACATTCAGGATTTCAGGTTTCGTGAAGACACCATCAATTGGATACTCCTTTTCGAAATCCATCAAAATCTTTTTTGGAATAGCGGGGCACTGCTCCAGAAGACTATCATACGTAGCTTTACACTCTTCGACAAACTTCAAACCTTCCTTTTTACGTTCTTCTCGGGGGAGGGCCAATTGTAATCGGATGTTTCTCGAAAGACTTCCGTGACCCAGTGCGGATGTTCTGTGATTCTCCATCAATTCATTCACCTTTAGGAATTGCATAATCGTCGCGATGAGACCCGCTACGAGATTGAGGCCACCGATGATGGATGGTGCCGCTGGTTGTATACTCGCAGGTAAGGTTGTCTGAGCAAAGTTCGCAGTACCTGTGATTGTTGATAAGACAATCACGGGTAAATTAAACCGCAGACTCAATTTTTTATACATCAAAAATGAACGATGATGCATGTATCGATAACACGCGGCTGCTTCACCCCATTGACGTAAAACATTCTCGTGATATTCATTCCACATTTCATCCATATTAATTTCTTCTGACATCTTATAATAGATGAACATAATATTCATCATTCACCTCACATTTCTTTTGTGGATTCTGGTCACTCCGTTCATGAACGACCGTAGACAACTTGAATTCTATTCAATGGTGATCCCGTTCATCTTTTACCACTGGTCGGTGAATGACGATACGTGTGCTCTCACACAAGCCGAAATGTACGTGACGGGTCGTGAAAAGGAGGAAACGTTCATGGGTCGGGTCGTGGGTCCTATTTACAAGATGGAAGAAAATGATGTCAATCGTTTGACGAAAACTATATTTTTTGCGTTATGGGCATTCGTACAGTACAGACTTGGACATTTTGATTCTTTCGTTAAAGATCTCAACAAAGTGTTTAAAGGTAAAAAGATAAACTAGAGTACAAGTGTCATGAAACTACTCAACGAGATTTCCAGGCTTGAGGCTATCAGGGAGGCGTATAAGCAGTCGTATATTTCCAACTTTGAATTCCTCGAAGATAAACTATCCCGAATCAACGTACAGATTGACAATACATCATCCGGTCTCAAACGAGAGATTCTTAGTAAACAGCGCGATCATTACCAAACCGAGATGGAAAATCTCGACAAAGATATGGAGAAATCGATCGACACGTTGAACACCAAGATTCAACACCTCGAAAAGAAGCAAAAGGAGCTCGAAGTTCAGGAAAAAAAGAAGATCGAATCGTTTGATTTTAATATCGAAAAGATTCGCGAAGCTCTCGAACGACGAAATGTTGGTGAAGTGTTCAACATCCTAGAAAACATGACACACGCACTTGTCATTTTAAAACGTGAACAGACGGCAGATTTTTCTTGACTTATATAAATGAAGAACAAGACTAAAACTAAAGTGTTATGGGTCACGCTCGTGGTGTTTATCGTCATTTCCGTGTACCTCTGGTATAACCCACAGATAGTCGAAGTTCCGGTTCCGGTTGAGGTTCCTGTGATGGTACCCCCACCCAGGCCTGTGCGAACTCAGGAACCCGAATTCAGAGGCCCCCCTATCAAACAGTACAAGCCCGGGCACATGCAGCAGATGGGTATATTGACGAATGATGAGGGTGAAACACTGCCTCTTTATGGGAAAGAAGTTCGTGGTCGTCGTGATAGGTATCACTATTATACGACGACCGGTGGTGAGAATTTGTACCCTATTCCAGTCAGCCATGATGGTCGTGATTGTATCGATGATATCGGTTGTCAAGAACTGTATGGAAACGAACCAGTTTCGGTTACTGGGAAAACTGGGTCGTTCAATGTGAAGATGTACCGGACGGATGATTTTTTTTAACAGAAGTGATTTTTTAGTGCGTCATACTCACTCTTCTGAAGACTGGATGATTTTGAAAATCGAGCCTTTAGGTTGAGTAACTCTTTTATTGTGTCGTCATCGAGATTTTTGACAAAATCCCTCTTAGTCTCAATGTCGTCTAACTGATTATGTTCTCGCTGCGCCTGAACATACGGCCATGTATGTTTTCTCAGTGTGTCTAATTCGATTTCGAGTTGTATGAGTCGTGGTAAAAGAACTTCGCGAACGAGCGTATCCGTGTCCGTCATAAATGTGGATTGACTCAAAACCCTAAGTATATTTCTCGCATGTTAGTAAGTATGACACCGGAGAAGCGTGAGTTTGTAAAAAAGATTGCCCATGGTGTTCGAGACTTGATGGAGTATTTGAAGCGTGACAAGCAGATAGGTTTCAATTCACAAACGGACTTGGAAAAGTTTATAAAAAGACAAATGCTCATAAAAACGAAAGAGAGTTATGAGTTCTCGGTGGGTAAATTTAGAATTGGATTGGATATGTTACCTTCAGAACAAATTTCGGAATTACTCATCTATCTGGATCAAATTGGAGTAACAATCGACCGCGCATTCACGATGGCATCTCCGAATCCACTCCTTTTCTCGAAAAGTGATCGAAAATTCGTCAAATTGATTAACGATGGAGACATCAAAACCTTTTATCATTTTCTCATCTATTAATATATGCAGTACAGGGATCTGAAGAACAAGGCGAAGAAGTTAGGTCTCCGTGTCACCAAGACAGTAGATGGTAAGCGCGTGAAACTTACTGCGAGGGAACTTCGTTCTAAGATTACCATGAACTTTGAGAACAGTGTCAAGAATGCTCAGAAGGTGATTCGCATTTGTCAGACTGTGGTACCCAGGCCTCAAGGTGTTCGCGCTCCTCCTCCACCACCTCCCCCTCCCCCCAAGAAGCCCGTACTAAACAACAAACGCGCTAAACTCATGGCTGAGCTCAAGGCGACACTCGCGAAAAAAGGTCTCCGCCCATAATAAATGCCAGGTGTGAAACAGATTCAGGAAGCGAAGAAAAAGTTGAGGAAGATGCCCAAACCAACGGGAAACAGCCCCAAGATTCCTACCGCTACGTTGTTGCGTCTTATCGCCGCGGATCCTAAGATTAAACGGGATAAGGCGTTTGTGAAACGTGCTTTGGAACTCGCAAAATTAAATAAGTGATATATATAAGATGGCAGAGATTATCCTCATCGTATGCGCCATGTCATGTTGCTCGTCTTCTGTCAGTGGAATCGGGGGTTTTTTTGGGGGGTTTATTCCAGGGACTGACCCACATTTCGTGAAAACAACAAAACTCGACAAGGTTAAGGTACATTTAGCTTCAATGCCAGACGGACTAGAAATGACCGAAGATGAAACATTTGAAACATGGGGATCCCCAGGATATTGCCAAGATTACAAAACATATTATGAACTCAAGGAAAAATACCAAAACCGCGGTTTAACTATGAGATCTAGTACAACTGAATATGAAAAAGCGTACCTAACAGAAGATGAACGTGAGAGAATGTATAAATCTAACCCTATATGTAGAGGTTATGACGATAATCTTAATTCAGAAGGTATGTGGGGTGAAATTAGACCCAAATAATACCAAATCTCTTAGACATAAATTTCCTGACGCCCTCAAACGATGGATGACCCCAGAGGTACCAACGAGACCAGAAACCAGCCCCGTTGATACCACTCTTCTTCCAGTCCTCTTTGTCACTCGATGTCACATCGAGCATCATTTTATGAATCCGTTCCGGATTCCGTTCTGCTATTGTCCTCTTGGGTACTTGACCGCCATGTCTGAGTACATAGGAACGCATACGTGAAGGATTCTTGTGTTTGGTGTAGTCGGAATACCCACTGGCACCAAAGTCAACAGTCCTGCCGTCTTCTAAGACAGCCCTGAACTTTTTCTTACGATCAGGACTTTTTATAATCTTGACGCGCATACTTATCTTTTACGGATAAAATTTACTTGCACGACTGGCACGAATACTTCTCGACACGACGGTCGAGACTCTCGCGGAGGCGGTTACTGCGGAACTGGTACCGCTCGGGCTTGCGGATGAGAGACCGCTCGGGGCCGCGCTTGACAAGATACAGGTGATCGTACACGTGGAGAAGCGCAACGGCGAGAGCGAGAGTACCTACGACCGCACCATTCATCTTACGAGCGGACCAAGCATAGGCGATAATCACAGCAACCAAAATCACCTGAACGAGGGTAACCTTGGGCATGACGAAACGCTTCTCGATCGTCTTTACGAGTTCACTGGGCTTGGGAGCAGCGTACATGGAACGTTTACCGTAAACTGGCATTTTTATTATCTACTGAGAAAATAATGTGGCCTCTCATCCTGGTACCAGTAGGCCTAGTACTTCACGACTACCTGAAGGCACCCATAGACCGCCTATACTTTAACAACCCGAGGCGTATCCTGATGGGTATGCAAAATGCGGTCGTGGATATACTCAGTGTCGTGTCCACACCTGAACCACCAGGACTTTGGCTCATTAAGGCACACTATGATAAGATACGTGACGAATTTCAGAGAGTCTCACCCACTCTGAAGAGACATCTCTTCCACGAAGCAGATGCATGGTTCGATAAGAATGATGGGTACTACTTCTACAGGGTTGAGGATTTTCCAGTGCTAAAAAGTCTCATCGACCAGATTCCCTCAATCCACAAGGAGACTGCCATGTTTGCTGTAGCGGAGGGACCCATGGTCATTCCACCACATCGTGCTGAATCAAATTGGCTTCTACGCTATCATCTTACTATAGAGAGTGGTGGTGATTGCACACTCTATACTACGA